AAGGTAGTGACAAGATAAATGACATAATGGTTTACAATCCTCAAATGTCAGATGGAAAGAAGTATAAAATCCCAAAAGCCTCAAAAACAACAGAAGTTTTTAATGTAAATCATAAGAATGGAGAATACAAGCATAAAGAAAAAGATACTACAAAGAGGTTTCCATTTAACACTATTGAAATAAACACAGATAAAAAAAGAGTACACCCAACACAAAAGCCAGTAGCATTAATGGAGTATCTAATCAAGACCTACACCAACGAGGGTGAAACAGTTTTAGACTTCACAATGGGTAGTGGAACAACAGGTGTAGCCGCTAAAAACCTAAACCGAAGCTTTATTGGTATTGAGCTTGACAAAGACTACTACAATATTGCAAAAGAGCGCATACAAAATGCGAATCTACTTGGAGACTTTTTATAATGACTGACGTGAAACTTATGCTAGGCAATTGCTTAGATCGACTAAAAGACCTTGATGATAATTCAGTAGACAGCATTGTCACTGATCCACCTTATGGAATTGATTTCATGGGTAAGAAGTGGGACTACGATGTTCCGTCTACAGAGATTTGGGAACAAGCGTTAAGAGTTCTCAAACCAGGTGGTTATCTATTAGCATTTGCTGGCACACGAACACAGCATCGTATGGCAGTTCGTATTGAGGATGCTGGTTTTGAAATCAGGGATATGATTGCATGGGTGTATGGTAGTGGATTTCCTAAGTCTCACAATATCAGCAAGTCTCTTGATAAAATGGCTGGTGCTGAACGTGAGATAATTGGGAAGCACAATGGAAGCGGAATGACCAAATCAAATGTTGAGCAGGGAGCGCAAAAGAGGAACGTCACAGAGTGGAATACATACTCTGACGTCCCAGTCACCGATGAAGCCAAACAATGGGAAGGTTGGGGTACTGCACTCAAACCTGCATTAGAACCTATTACAGTTGCACGTAAACCACTAGGAGAAAAGACTGTTGCCAAGAATGTATTGAAATATGGCACTGGTGGTATCAATATTGATGCTAGTCGAGTTGCACATATCACTGTTGGTGATGGAAGTAATCTTGCACTGAACTCACATCTTAGGGAGGGTATAAATGGTGGCAATGGTGGTAAAATTATTGCGACAGAACCAGATCGCCGCACGACTATACCAAATAATTCAGGTAGATTCCCCGCAAACTTTATTCACGATGGTTCTGAGGAAGTTACGAGTGGGTTTCCTAACACTAAAAGTGGCAGATCAAATGGCAATGCTCCAATTGGAGAAAGTGGGGTAAATGTGCCATTGCGTAGAGGCGTTGTGGTTGAAAGAAATGATGATGGTTCAGCCGCACGTTTCTTCTATGTTCCAAAGACATCTAAGAAAGATCGTAATGATGGGCTAGAGAACTTTACACCAAAGGCCACAGCGTCTTCTGAGTTCAGACCAAACCATGCAGAGAAAGCAGATAATGGTGAAGATGGCAATCCATATGGACGTTGGACGCCCACACAGAACAACCACCCTACTGTAAAACCTACAGACCTTATGCGTTACCTTGTAACTATGGTAACACCAAAAGGTGGTACAACACTTGATCCGTTTATGGGTAGTGGCTCTACAGGACGTGGTGCAAAGCTAGGTGGTTTTAACTTCATTGGTATTGAACTAGACGAAAACTACCTAGAGATTGCTAAAGCTAGAATTGATGTTGTATCTACTGAAGTTACGTTAGGAGACTTTTTATAATGCCGTACATCTTAATAAAAAATGGAAAAACTGTTCAACACATCACTTTTAGTGGTAACATAAAAAAGTATTGGAAACGTGAACAAAAAGTTGATGATTTGTTATTCAATACACTGGAAGCCGCTAATGAAACCGCTGAGGTTTTAGATGCAGAAACTATGTGGGTTGCATAATGAGTAAAGCATTTGATAAGAAGCAAAGAAAACAGGCTCAGAAACAAGCCGAGGATGCGTATGTGTTGTTTATTAAGTGGTGTAAGTGGGGTACATACGTAATGATAGCTACAGTATTAATTGCCAGTGTTGGTTGTAATAATGGTGTAGATGGAACTGGCTCTAAGCCTAATGGTGAACTATGTACAGACACTTGCTAACGATAAAAATATAGCTTTACAACTACATTAATTTATGTTACAACAATAATAAGAATAGGAACGATTATGACAAAAACACTAGACCATGATGCTTTGGCATTAGAAATAATAAAAGCCTATGATGAACATGCATTGACCGCTGAAGTAGTAGTCTATAGATACAATGACACACAGGTTGTTCGTGAAACAGTTACGATAGACTTTAGAGACGATTGTGATTATCATACTACTATTAGCTCTAAACCGATCTATACTGAGACATGAGTAAAACTAGCTTGGAATGGTCAGAATTATTTGGACTGAGGATAGCTTTGTCTACTCTTAAAGCCTCAGTGGATACACAGCTACCTATCCGTAAAACAGAAAATGTTGTTGCAGACTGGATGCAATTAAGAATAAAACAACTTGAGGATAAAGGTGAAAGATAATCATGCATAGTAAATACCTGTTTAGAGGACTCAAACTGTACTCTTCTGCATTGAAGCGAGATAAGAAATACATATCGTATATTCGCAGCAATTTTAAACTTGAAGAAGCTTATAGAGATTATTGTAATACGACAGAAGATGGGTTACTCGAAAACTTAGACGAAATTTACTGGACAGACTCAGTTGAATATGCTGATGCGCATTATGGAGAAATTGCGCATGAAACCACACGCCATGATAAAGATTGGGATTGAATATGAAAAGAATTAATATAGACTTGCCTTTCGTGATTATTGCACTAGCAATAGTATTGACATCTGCGCTGATAGTTATTGATCCACTATCCATTGTAAGGGGTTAGATATGAATTTTGCATGGGGTTCTGAAAAAGAAAAGATTAAAGCCTTACGTATTTCTAAGTCTGAACGTGCGCGTATTCGTAGACGTACTGTAAAGAATATTGTTGCAGATACTACACAAAGGTTGTATGCTAAGATTAGACGAAACAAAGGTAAGTAATATGGAATTAATAGAACACAAGCATTTAATTATTCGTGCTGAAGTTTTAAACCCTCCAAAAGACGAAGTTTGGGTACAAAATTGGCTTACTATGTTAGTAGATAAAATTGGCATGAAAGTTGCCAAAGGACCTATTACAGCATATGTAGATGTGCCAGGTAACGAAGGGATAACTGGTTTAGTTGCGATAGAAACTAGCCATATTGCAATACACATATGGGAACTCCTAGAGCCTGCACTTGTACAACTAGATGTATACACCTGTAGTTCTTTGGATAAAGATATGATCTTTGCAGAGTTAGAACAATGGAACCCTACTAAAGTTGAATGGAAATACCTAGATCGAGAATTTGGGTTAAACGAAGTTGAGTAAATTTAAAGAAAGGAAAATGATATGAATGCGGAACAAATGAGAGAGGTGCTTTCAAAAGCTGTTGTTGAAGTGACCTTTACTGAAACGAGATGGGTTTCAAAATTGAATAAGAATAAAGTAGAAGTGCATACATCACTTTTTACTTTAGATTCAAACATCGTATCAACTAATGATTGCCCAAAGTATCCAGGATTGCACGACCTCGTACATAGTGGATGGATTGAATTTACTAGTTTAGTTGTAGCATGGGATATTAAAAATAAAAAATGGTTGCAATTTAACTCTGAGGATGTTACAAGTTTTTTGACTGATAAAAACGTACAACTGATATTTTAAACACATATAAATAATTGTATGAGAACGAAGGAATAGTAAATGGTAGACTTAGACACAAATTTTATTGTTGGCGCATTGCTTATTGGAATTAGCGCAGTAAGTTACTTTCTAGGGAAATGGAAAGAAGAGATAAAACAGCTAGATAGTATTGAACATACTATAACATATCTTTCTGATAATGGGTTCATAAGAACTAAGAAAAATCCTGAGAATGGTGAAACTGAACTAGTCAAGCTTAATGGAGATATAAATTAACTGTTTACATTATCTAAATTGTATGCTATAGTAAGAATATACAATATTGGAGAACTTTATTATGGCTATGCGAAAAACAATGTCTAAAACAGAACTCGCTAGAAAAAATGCTAAATCTAAAGCTACAAGAGACGCAAAGAAAAATGCGGCACTCAAAGAATTAGGTATTGATGTTAAACGAACTAAGATTCGTAAGAAGCGCAAACCTATGACTGAAGAACAACACGCCGAAGCCATAGCGCGTCTGGCAAAAGCTAGAGAAGCTAAAGGACCTGTTAAGCACACACAATTTCATCCTGATGTTGTTGCATTACCTGATGAGCATGAACTGTCATTAAAGAATGTGAGACAGTGGTTAAAGACACAAAAAGAATTGTTGATTAGTATGAAGTTGTATAAGGACAGTAAAGATGCTGTAGAAAGAAACAAATATAACATTTGCTATACTTACGTAAGTAATTTGAATACGTATCTAACTAAAGGTGTCTATGTAGATCACAAGATTGGTGAGCATGGAACTGGTAGTATCAAATACTCTTGTACTCATATGTCATTTAAAGCAGATGGAACTCCGAAGAGAACGCATGGTGTCTACTATCCAGATATGGGTATGGTCTATGAAACTGGAATGGAAGATAGAGAGTAATACATTGAAACAATTTTTAAACAAAAGTGAGTTCTCTATAATGGTAGAACGATCTGTACACGAAAAACGAGTTAGTTACATAGATGCTATTGTAGACATATGTAATGACAATCAAATTGAACTTGAGGATGTCGGTAAGTATGTTAACAGTATTGTCAAAGATAAGATTGAGGCGGAAGCAAGAAGTCTAAATTGCTTAGACGCACCAAAAATAAACACGTTGCCGATATAGATCACTGTTAAAACAAAAATTAATTAATAAGGAGAAAATTAAGACTTTACATAAAGACTAAACTACTATACTATGCCTATATGGTAAACACGTAATATAAACCTAAAAATATAAATGGAGACACATATGTCATTCGCAAAACTAAAAAACAATCGTCCAGATTTAAAGGACATGGCGGCTAAAGCCAACGCTTCACCAAGCGGAACAACAAACAGTAAAGATGATCGCTTTTGGTATCCTCAGCGAGATAAAGCTGGAAATGGTTACGCAGTAGTTCGTTTTCTACCAGGATTAAAAGGTCAAGGCGAAAGCTATTGGGCAAAATACTGGGATCATGCTTTTAAAGGACCTACAGGTCAGTGGTACATAGAGAAATCATTAACAACTATAGGCCAGCAAGACGCAATCGCAGAAGCTAATTCTTTATTGTGGAACTCTGGCATAGAGTCAGACAAAGACATTGTTCGTAAGCGTAAGCGTAACTTGCGTTATGTAACAAACGTTCTTATTGTAAGTGACCCAGCTAATCCAGAGAATGAAGGCCAAATAAAACTATATCGTTTTGGTAAGAAAATCATGGATAAAATTTTAGATACAATGACACCTAAATATCCAGATGAAAAGCCTATGGATCCGTTTGATGTGTGGGATGGTGGCGATTTTGTCATTAAGATTAAGATGATAGATAAATATCCCAACTATGATTCATCAGTATTTAAATCACCATCACCACTGTTTGACGGCGATGATACTAAATTAGAAGCTGTATTTGATAAGCAACATGTGTTGGATGAATGGGTAAGTCCTGAAAACTTTAAAACATACGATGAATTAAAAGCGCGTCTTAATCTTGTACTAGGTGAGAAAGCACCTAGGACTGTTAAAGATACAGTTTCATTGGATACGACTGAAGAACCAGCTCGTATGAAAACATCAGAGCCAGTCCAAATGCAAACAGCAGAAGTTGCATCAGCAGATGATGAAGACGATATTATGGCACACTTTAAATCTTTGGCTAACGAAGACTAAAGTAAACAATATGCAATAAAAAAAGGCTAGTAGAAATACTAGCCTTTTTTGTTTATGCGAATAGTTTTGCTTGTGTAGCAGGACCTGCCATACCATCAGGCGTTAGTCCATTAGATGTCTGCCACGCCTTTAAAGCTTTAACAGAACCATTTCCGAAATCACCATCTGCGGTTATGCCTAATGCTTTTTGAACTTTAGCGGCTAAGGCTCCTTTAGAACCTTTCTTAATTGTTGTAGACGCTTTTGTCTCTGTTATAACAGGATCTTTACCTGTCAATATGTGGTATATGTGAGTGTAATGTTTAATACGATCCTCAAGACCTATTGTTCCGCCATTAACAAGCTTGGTCATTCTCTTAACATCACATGCGTCTGCTGGCACATTTATATTCCTAGAATTCCAATACCAAGCGGCTGAACGTAATGCACCACGATGCGTGCCAAGATACTTAACAACTTCTTCAGGAGAAAGATTTACATTTTTATCTTTACCAAAGGCAGTGTAATTATTCTTCCCGGTCAATTGTATTATACCTCTTCCACGAAATAACCATCCTTCACGACTCTCAGTATCACCATTACCCATGCGATTTGCATAAACTATATTGGCAATCTTTTCAGGTTGTCTGTGGTATTCTTCTGCATTTCTACCAGCACGTTCAAAATACTTTGGAAAAATCTTATTAAGTCCATTAGCTGAATAATTTAAATTCTCTTCTAACACTTTAAAATTATTTGACTCATGGGCACATTGTGCCATAAAACCTGCAATACGTTCTGGGGTGTTAATGTCATATTCAGGTAAAATGCTTTCTAGTGCTTTATGCCACGATTCCATTTCCTCTTGATCTTTACCATTAAGAATATGCTTTACTTGATCTAAGGTTAATATCATTCTTATGTTTCCTTACTATAAATTTCTTGTAGGTGGTCTTCGAATGCTTCCACTTTAGCTAAACGATCAGGCCACAAGATGTATTCTTTTTGTGGATTGCTTTTTAAATTGTTTAATAGTGGTGTGAATGCGTTATAGAGCGCATCAAGCTTGGCTTGTACACGTGCTAGTTCATCGACAATAGTACCAGTGGTATCTATTTGTGCCTTAACTATTTCTAATTCATCTTCGTCTACGGCTGTGAAACCAAAGTCAAAAAACTCTGCCATGATGTTTACTCCAAAATGTTATTTATAAGCCAACAACTTTAGATTTTTTCTGTGCCAACTTATTAACTGCTTATGAAAAGATTCGTCAGTTATATTGAATATTTCCTCAAGGTATCCCTTTGTTAAAACATCATCCATAGCTAAACTTGTTGACACTTCTAATGCCTGCTCCTCGCTAAACCAACTGCCGTAACAATGATGCCTTTTGCCAGTTAGACAAGTCTGGTGATCTTTTAATTTTATTTTACATACTTGTAATCTGTATTCTTGCCAATGATTATTGGCATGATAATTCAAGTAATATGTGTTATCTGGTGTCATATAATCTGGAAAAATGTCATGCGCTCTAGTCATTAAACGACCACCAAGGTTTACATAAGCATCTAAAGAATAATAATCATCGTTAAAATTTTGCTGTTGATGATAATCAGTATAATTATCCCAACCTTTTATAGCCACACACAGCATGTTCCAATGATTTATGTTTAGCACACACTTGTTTATATCAGTGTGCATCTTGTGTTTAAAGTAGTAGTTATAGTTTGGAGAATATTTATTTATAAGATTAGATATAAATTCTCCGCCACCACCTTTATCGTATAATATAAAATCGAATTGATTATTTTTTAATGCATCACGTTGGTTTTCTATCAAAAGCTCTATTCGAATTTTGTGTTCTTTGTCCATCATAGTGCTATTCCAAGTTCATTGTATGTGTATATATAAACTATAAGAACAACAAATTAAGTTCTTTACATTAATCAGAATATCTGATACTATGTTTTTATGTATAAATTATTACGGAGTCAGTGAAACGTGACAGAAAAAACAAAACAAGAAATCGAAAGGGAACAGCTAAAAGCAGAGAAAAAGAATCACATTCTATCTGTTTATCGTTCGATTGTTAAAAAAGAAAAACGTCTTCCAGTGCGACAAGACTTCTTAGAGTTTGAAATCTCAAGAGATATTTTACGCACAACATTTGGAGGAGTTGAAACCTTACATGAGTACATGCGAGATACAAACGAAGAGTTTTTAAACGAACACTTTTCTTCTGTTGATAACATGTTTTCAGAAAATAAAAGTGCATCAACATCTGAGAAGCGCATCTACGTTGTTACTACAGCGGTAGCTGGTGCAACTGCACACACAGGCTTCTTGAAAACCATGAATAAATTTTGTAAAGAAAACGACGGACAAATTGTCATCATGCCAGCGGAAAGTATTTCCAACAGCTTTGAAAAGAAAACTGCTGTGTTTGACAAAGAGTTTAATAGTGACAAATATTTATTTGTTCAAGAAGATACACCATTGAATAATAATATTTCTTTGTGTAGCATCCAAGTGTCTGCAAAACAAGTTAAACCTATTACAGGTCTTTCTCGTTTAGGTAGACGTGAAGGTTCATATGTCTTTGCTAGTCCCAAGCAGTTTTTAGAATACATTCCCTCTGGTAATAACAGAGATAAAAACTATTCTATTATGACACCTGGGTCTTGTACTTTACCAAACTACTACAGTGAGACATTCGTGTCTAAGCGCATTTCATATATTGCAGGCCATGATCATCAAATGGGTGCTGTCATTATTGAAATTGAGGATGATGACATCTTCCATTTCAGACAAATCCAATGTGAAGACGATGGTTCGTTCATTGATATGGGTAAACAGTACAGTCATAATAAAAAGACTAAGCGAGTTCCAGTAAATGCGATTATGGGAGATATTCACGGCGTACAAGCTGATGAAGACGCCATTGGTATGTTCGCAACTTTATTTGCTACTATGGATCTTCGTTCACTTTACTTACATGACATATTTGATGGTTACAGTATTTCACACCATATTCGTGACATCTCTGAGAAAAGTAAACGCAGTGAAGATGGAATGGGTAAATTAGTAGGTGAGTTAGAATACACATATGACTTGGTTAAAAGTATCAGTGATACGACAAAGGCTAAAGATGTCTTTATCGTAAAATCAAATCACGACGAATTCCTTGACCGATACCTAAAAGAAGGTAGATATGTATTTGATGCCGAAAACCATTTAATATCTTTGAAGATTGCAACAGCTCTATTCGAAGACGAAGACATTCTTCAAAGAGGTTTTGACGTAGTGGGTAAAGAGTCTCCATCGCATTGGCATTACTTACAACGAGACGATTCGTCAATCATTGCAGGAGTTGAATGTGGATCACATGGTGACTTAGGTTTGAATGGTGCTAAAGCCGCTCTTAACTCATTAGAAAGAATCTATGGGGATTGTGTTACTGGTCATAATCATACAGCGGCAATTCAACGTGGTGTGTTCAGAGTTGGAACTTTGTCACAGTTAGACATGGGATATAATAGAGGACCTAGTTCTTGGACGCAGACGTGTTGCTTACTATATGAAAATGGTCAGAGACAATTGATTAATAACATCAATGGTAAATGTAGCATACTATAACAAATAAAGAAAAGGGGATTAATTTCTCCTTTTCTTACATTAGCACTTGACATCTCCTTTTATTTACATTAAAAATAAGTGTAAACAAAAGGAGTTTCAAATGATTGCCCTTCAAAAAGACCTTGCTCTAGTTCTATCAGACATTGATATGATAGCTGAATTGTGTGACACTGCAATGCAGGACACTAATCAAAATCTTAAAAACACATCTGATTATGACTATAAAGATAATAAGATTGAATTTCTTATGGGATCATTAGGTGATGCTGGATTTGATTTAGACGCTATAATTGATAAAATTAAAGAGCTTCGAGTTTTTGTAGAAGACACTATCGACACTGTAGAATATAATGAAATTGCAAAACAGGCGATTAGAATTTAAACAAACAAAAACCTTGACAAAGCTTTCTTTTTGTGTTAATAATAAGTGTAATCAAGAGAGAAAAAAGAATCAATGACTGTTTTAGTAAAAACCCCATGTGCTAGTGCTACTTTGAAATTCTTCGGTGTGTCAGGCACTACGTGGAACGACAGAACAGGTAGGAACGTTTGGGACGCAACTTTACGTCGTAATGGTTTTGCTGTTCGTAGTCGTTTCTCTGCCTTAGGTGGAGCAACTACTGTTGGAGCCGCTAGAGCAAAGATCAGAAAAATCGCCGCTAAAGATAAAGGCATCATCGCCTTTGTTGCTCGTGTCGATGGTCACGTTTTAGTGATTGATAGAGATGGTAATACTGCTGTTGATACCGACCCTAGAAAAAAAGACAAAAGAAAAATGTTTGGTTTTGTTGCTGTTTGGGCGAAATAGTTCTTGACGTTAATTCTTTAATGTGTTAATGATAGTTATAAACCAAGGAGTTTAGTATGTCACATTCAGTAAAAAATCATAAATTTCACACAGAAGCCGATGCACAAGCATTCATCGATCTTACAAATTATAATGAGCCTAATGCAGATAAGTATATCGGTGAGGCTTATTACACGTGTGGAGATAATGTTTGGCCTAACAATCCTGATTTAGCATTACTTTTTGGAAACCCTTATTGGTCAGTTCGAGTCGAGACTTACAAATAAAAACTTTATATTATGGAGAATAATTATGAATAATGAATTAAAAATGGGTATTGAAAATCTAGCAACATTACTTACAAGTAGGTTGGATGATAGGCACCCAACTTTACCAGATCATAGCTTTTCTACTACAGTAGGTCGAAAGTATACTAAAATACTAGATCCACGTGGCGGTGTTTGGGGTTTTGTTGTAATGACTACAGACGATGAAAAGTTTGAGCAAGGTGATATTTTAAAACCAGCAAGTTGGAGTAGTCCAACACGAAACTTTGCACGTGGCAATGTGTTACATACAAAGCCTGTTGGTGGTGGACTTGTATATGGTCTTTAAAAAAGATTGCGATTATGTAAAGTAATCGCTTGACAAACTCGTTTTAATCATTCAATTATAATGTATAAGTTAAACAAATATAAGGATTATCAATATGGCCTGTATTACACAAGCAGAAAAAAAAGTATTAGCTCCTTCAATCAAAGCGGTTCTTAAGAAGTATGGCGTTAAAGGTTCTATCGGTGTTAAGCATCACATGACCCTAGTTGTTAATATTAAAGCGGGTGCCTTAGACTTTATCGGTGACGCTAACAAGAGCCGAATTGAAAGAGCTGAGAAGCAAGGAACACAAGCCTATGAGATCACAAATGGTCATTACCAAGTTTGTAACCACTATGTTGGGGATAACAAAGGTGCTATCGGCAAATTCTTCGATGAGTTGATTAAGGCTATGAAAGGTACTGATTGGTTTGACGAGAGTGATAGCCAGACTGACTACTTCCACATTGCTTATTACTTAAATGTTAATGTTGGTAAGTGGAACAAACCTTATATATTAAAGCAAGTGTAATGGATAATGGTAATACTGTATGGTGTGAAGGCATGCTAGATGATAAAAATAACTTTATGAAGATGGTGCAATTTGCCATGAGTGCGGGGAAATAATATGTGGGGATACTATGGCAGTAAGAGCAAAGTTATTAACCATTATCCTGCTCCTATACACGACTTAATCATTGAACCTTTCGCTGGAACCGCCCAATATGCATTAAAGTATTTTGATCGAGATGTTATCTTGATTGATAAATATGACGTTATTGTCAAGTTATGGCAATGGTTGCAGAAATGTTCCCCACAAGATATATTAGAAACCCGCCGCTTGAAATACGGCGATAACGTAGATGATTTTGAATGGGATTGCGTGGAGCGTAAATGGATGGTTGGGTTCATTATTGCTGGAGCACCAGCACAGCCAAAGAAGACTGCAACGCGGTGGAAAACTGTTCTTCGCCCTAACACGCAAGAATACAAACTAAAATTAATCTCAGAATCTTTATACAAGATTAGGCACTGGAATATTAAACAAGGTGTGTACCAAGACTTAGATAATAGACGCGCTACTTGGTACGTCGATCCACCTTACGTCGATGGAGGGCAGTATTACCGCCACGGCAATAAACACATCAACTTTGAACATCTTGCTCGTTGGTGCTGTGAACGCAAGGGACAGACTATTGTATGTGAAAAGACAGGGGCAGATTGGTTACCTTTTGAACACTTAATTGAATCACGCGGCGCAAAGAAACAACATTGTGAAGCGATTTGGACAAATGAGAGCACTGGATCGTAAATTAGGTGTTGACAATACCATTAGAATCGTTTAATTATAATGTATAAGTTAATTAAAAGGGTTATATAATGAAAAATACAGAATACTCAACTTGGTCAGATTTATATTTGAAAACCTTTAATCAAGCTTTAGAGCTTATGAATATGGCAGAAGGTTTAGAACCAACATCTGCTTTAAAAGAATGTGCTTTTAATAACGGCATTAAAGAAGGTGACGAGTTAGGAAAGTTTGTATTGTGGGCAAGGGAAAAGATTGAAGGATGTATGTATGAATAATTTTAAAGTTCTTGTCTCAGATAAGTCTTGTGTTATCATGTACGAACTATGTCGAACAAAAGCCGAAGGCATTGAAATTCAAAATAAATATAAGCACATGAAAGAATTAACTTTTGAAATTGTAGAAATTTGACATTTGCATATATAAGTGTTGACAAACTCGTTTAACTAATTTAATTATAATGTATGAGTTAATTAAAAAGGAATCATTATGAAAAATAACTATATTAAAGCGTATAACGAATTAAAAACTCTTGGTTGCCCTATGTTTATAGGTGGCGATAACGGCGAAGACACATTCCGTATTAGTGGCGAAGATAATTTTGATGCTGTATGGGCTGATTATTACTGTGAGTATCCTAGTTCATGTGACGATATGGGTATAAGCCTAGCCGTTAATCGAATTTTAGAAAGTAATGGTTTATTCGCTGAATGGATAACCCCTGGTTCAGTAGGAGTGTATGAGTTATAATGCGGACAGTGATGATGGTACTACTTAATGACGAACAAGCGAAAGTTGCAGGATAAATGATCAATCTAATTAAGGGCGATTGCTTTAATGAATTACCAAAGCTTAAAAGTCAAAGCGTAGACATGGTTATAACTTCACCACCATATAACAGAAAAAGAAATGATAAATATAATAATCATAATGACATTAAAGGCGATTATGTTTTATTTTTAGAAAACTCAATAAATGAATGTTTGAGGGTTTGTAAAGGCAATGTATTTTTTAATATACAAAAAAACACCTACAACCATAAAGATGTTCATAAAATTATGGGTATGTTTTCTGACAAAATAATTGAAGTATTGATTTGGAAAAAATCAAATCCGATGCCAAACCCACATTTAATAAATGCATATGAATATATTTTAGTTTTATCAGATAATAATAAATCATTAAAAGCAAATAAAACTTACACATTGAACCATTTTACAACGTCCGTTTATAGTGCAAACCCACACAAGCAAATACATAGGGCTGTAATGCATCCTGATGCTTGCGCTTATATGGTGGATAATTTTAGCAATGAAGGCGACATAATTTTAGACCCATTTATGGGTATAGGAACAACAGGTGTTGTTGCAACAGAAAAAAACAGGTCGTTTATTGGAATAGAATTGGATGAAGATTATTTTAAAATTTGTAATTCAAATATTATGTTAAATAAAAAGTTGAAAGAAGAAAGTTGACAAAGGCTTTGTGTTATGGTATTAGTAGTTATACCAAACGAAAAATGGAGACTGTATTATGATACAGAAGTTCTGGAAATCGCCTCGTTTAGCATCTGCTGAATATTATATAGGTGACACTGATATGCTTATGACTGTAAGTGATGTTGAATATGAATGGGATACCGCTCTAGGAGCCAGTATGGATATACAAGGTGGGTTAGCGGTGTCTAAGTATATAAATGAAAACTCTCTAGCAGAAAAACAATTGTTATCTTTAAACTGGCTAGAAACAAAACCAAATGGAAAAGGTGGTTATTATGACAAAACAAATTGAAGCACAATTTCAAATTTATCACGAAGCTAATCCGCACGTGTTCGAATCCTTTAAAAAATTTGCAACTGAAGTTAAGAGTATGGGTAAAGAACAATACTCTGCAAATTCTATATTTGAGCGTATGCGTTGGCACACAGAAATTGAAACAGTTGGTGAACGCTTTAAGCTAAGTAACAACTATCGTGCGTACTACGCTAGAAAGCTAATGGATGAATGTCCAGAATTCTATGGTTTTTTTCGTATCAAACAACTAGACACTTAAATGGTCAAAACAATAATTCATACGAATCGTAACGTCATACAAAGAAATGAGAAGAATGGAACAAGGCTTCCTGTTTGTAGAGTTGACGTTCAAGGTAAGACTTGGTATGGTTCGTCTATAGAAATATTAGGTTCAAGTCAAATGGTGTACAGTCCAGACAAGCCTTTAAAGTGTGGTGCAAAGTTGTGGCTTGAAACTGAAGCTACAGTTATTATTCACGATAAGACCACATATAAAGATATGATGAGAAAATAAATGAAAGTAACAGTAGAGCGTGACGAGATCACGGATGAGATCAGTAGAATCTTTGACTATGAGTTTGATGGGACATCTACGTTTCGTCCTCACGAGATTAGTTCGATTGATCGTGAGACAACACTTAAAGACTTTGGCATTGGTTTGATTGTAGGACCTTCTGGATCTGGTAAGACAACTTTACTAAAAGAATTTGGTACTGAACAAGTTCCTCATTGGTTTGATAACAAATCTATTGCTTCTCACTTTGATAACATTGATGATGTGCAAAACAGACTAGGTGCTGTTGGTTTTAATTCTATACCATCTTGGATGCGTCCTTATCGTGTTTTATCTAATGGTGAACAGTTTAGAGCTAGGTTAGCTAGGCAACTAGCTAGTGACATTGTTGTAGATGAGTTTACATCTGTTATTGACAGAGATGTTGCTAAGAGTTGTTCTAATGCTATCTCACGTTATGTTAAAAGAAATAATCTAAAAAATATCGTATTCTCCTCTTGTCACTATGACATCATTGAGTGGTTGCAACCTGATTGGGTATTCGATACTCAAACAGGTAAGCTGACCACAAGGGGGTATCAAAGGCCAAATATCGTTTTGGAAATCGTACCTTGTACCAGAGACATCTGGACGCAGTTCAGCGACCACCACTATCTCGACCACCACATCCACAAAGGTGCATCTTGCTGGATCGCAACATGGAACGGCAGACTTGTCGGATTTCTTTCTAGCCTAAGCATGCCTTCGGGTACATTAAAGAATGCATGGAGAGCACACCGAGTTGTGATCCTTCCTGAGTTCCAAGGGTTGGGCATTGGTGCCAGACTCATGGATGCTCTAGGTGATATGCACGTTGCCGAAGGAAAACGTTTCTATCTCAAAACAAGTCACCCTAGATTAGGTGAGTATTGTAATAGAAGTGATGCTTGGAAAGGTACATCAAAGAATGGAATATCAAGACCAGACTACCTAACAAATAAATCCACATATGGGGGATTTGCTGATGTTCAGACGAAGCACACCGAAAGAGTTTGTTACTCACACGAATATATTGGAATAAAACTTGACAAGTGAATAAACCCTATTGACATCATGCATAATTAAAACGTATAAATAGAAGTAATACAAATACGAGGATGTAATGTTAAACTTTAAAAACTTTAGTGAAATGCCAGATGCTATTCGAGAAGAATATATTGAAGAGCAATACGACGTTTTAATTGAAAAACTTATTACATTTGGTGGGAAAGCATATCCTAAATTTGGTAACGTTGTTATTATGGCTGGTGGAGCTGGCTCTGGCAAAGGTTTTATTAAAGATAAGCTAATTGGTATTGAAGGAAAAGTCTTTGATGTCGATGTTCTGAAGTCGTTTGCCGCCAAAGCTCCCATGATTAACAAACGTGTTAAGAAAGAAACAGGCATCGATCTAAAAAAAACAGGTGATAACCTTAAAGACCCTGAAAACGTTAGCAAAATGCATGAGATTATATCTGACTTTTTAAACCTTCCTGATAGAAGACAAGGTAAATTCTTTGCATCTGTATTAGGTGCTAGCCCTGATCGTAAACCAAATATCATATTTGATGTGACTCTAAAAGACTTACGAAAACTAGAAAAAATTACACGTCAAGTATCGTCAATTGGTTATGACAAGCAAAACATCCATATTGTTTGGGTGGTCAATGATATTGAAGTTGCAAAAGCACAGAATACTAAACGTGATCGTGTTGTTCCAGCCGACATTCTTGTTAACACACATCGTGGTGCTTCTAATACAATGAATGACATTATCAATATGGGTAATGGATTAAAGAAATACATGGATGGTGACATAGTATTTGCTTTTAATAAGATTAATATTGATAGCGAAATAATTAAGTCTGATAAGAGTGGTAGTAAGGTTGGTATGAAGGGTGACACCAAGGGTGGTATGTACTTAAAGGATGCCAATTACTTTTATGCAAAACGTAAAGGTAAAGGCGCAACACCAGCAAGTAAATTAACTAAAGAGCTACGTGCAAAAATTGCACAGTATGTACCAAAAGGAGCTGATTGGTAGACATGCAAAACAATGGTGTAACTGTGCCGCAGACCTTAATACAACCAAATGGTTGGAGCCAGCATGATGAATAGAGTCAGTGGATATGAACCAGTAATTGTTTATTCACACAGTGACACAGTGCGTTGCAGTGGAGAGAACTTGGATCACCCTGTAGTATATTATACTATACCTCCAGAGGGTGAAGTTGTTTGTGGTTATTGCGATATAATTTTTAGGAGTAAAGATAAATGAAAAATTTTAAGCAACATATTCAAGAAGCGGCTGAACCTAAAGTCGATTTAAAAACTATGAAACAGTTCGAAGTAGTAGTTGATAAGCTATTCAAAAAGTTTGATATAGATTTTAACTTCACACGTCACTTTGCAGATCGTATGACTGATGAGCGAAACTCTCCACCTATATCGCTCAAAGAGCTGGCTGGCTTCATTAAAAAGATATATGCCAAACAAGGTAAGAGCATTAAAGCTATGCAAGGTGCAGAAGCCGTTATTAAAGACCTTCAAAAGGATTTAAACATTCCTATTGCAATCACTTATGACCAACGTAACGATGAGTTTGATGTTGTTATGAAAACAATTATGCGTAAGAAAAACTTTTCTACGCCAAACAAGGTTATAAAATACTAGAATAACTCTATAAGATGATATTATAAATACAGTTTAATGAGACTAACTGTGAAATATCTTTAAACTACTGTATTTAAAAGTTATAAATACCTTTAATAAGATGTGTAGTGTAAAGATTTTCTTGATAATATTATATTCTATGGGTAAGCTAGGAACAAATGAATGTCTATCAAATTTAAAGATTTTTTAAAACTCGAAAACTTAGATGAAAATCTTGACGAAGTTTTAAACATGCAACAACGCAGACAAAAAGCACGTAAGATGCGTGTGATGGGCAAAAAAATGGCTATAGGCCGTAAAAGAGCCATGAAGCGTGCAGCAACCCCAGCAAAATTAAAACAACGCGCTGAAAAAGCGGCAAGAGCTACTGTATTTAAGAAGCTCTCTAAAGGTAAGTCTAAAGACCAAGTGCCTTTAATGAAAAGAATTGAAATTGAAAAGCGTATGGCTAAGATGGGATCAAGGATCAAACGTCTTTCCGTCAAACTCCTTCCTACTGTACGCACTATAGACAGAGAGCGAAGAAAAACTAAAGCATGATTAATTCATTTTCCCAATATTTAGTTGAAGAAGATAAAGTAGTTTATTTTACATTCAGTACAATGAATCCACCTACTGTTGCACATGGACAATTACTGGATAAGATAAGCGCATCGGCTAGTCGTAATCCTTACAAAGTATTCTTAACACAATCACAGGATGATAAGAAGAACCCTCTATCCTATTCTGATAAGATTAAAAGTGTGCGTAAGATGTTCCCTAAACATGCACGTAGTGTTATGGTCAATAAAAAAGTTAATAACGTGTTTGATGCTTTAGTATCATTATATGACGATGGTTTTCGTAAGGTTGTAATGGTTGTAGGTTCAGATAAAGTAAATGAATATGATATTCGTTTGAATAAATTTAATGGTAAGAAAAGCCGTGCTGGATTTTATAACTTTATGGATATAAAAGTTGTTTCAGCTGGCTTAATAGATCCTGATAGTAAAAACGTCGATGAGAAATACTCTGCAAATAGTATGCGATCATTTGCAGAATCTAATGACTTTGTTTCATTCTCTCAAGGACTTCCAAGAAACACATCAACTGTACCAGCACGTAAGCTATTCAATGATGTCAGAAAAGGTCTTGGTCTAAAAGAAAATAGTTCTTTTAAAAATCACATTCAATTACAAACACTATCACAAAAGCGTGAGGACTTCATTAAAGGTGATTTATTTGAGCTTGGTGAAAGTGTTATAATCAAAAAGACAGATGCAGTTGGTATAATTACAGTGCTAGGTTCAAACTATGTTATTGTAGAAATGTCCGACGGCACACGTTCACGTCAATGGCTAGAAGCTGTTGAAGCAATTGAAATGGTAGAGCCTAAGAAAAGACCTGACGAGGGTACTAAAGAAGCTGGCAAAAAAGCCAGAAAAGAAACACCAGGACAAAAGACAGAAGAGATTAAAACAAGACGCTCTTATACTGACATTGCTAAAATGCGTATAAATAGAGAAAAGCAGCTAGATGCAAAGAAGCATGACAGAATTTTAGATAAAGCCAGACTACGTATGGCAAAACAGAAAAACCAGGAGACTAAACCCAATGCATAAGTTCGACGATTTCTTAAAGCTTGAAGAAGCCAAAGCTGGTTACGAATTGTATCATAAAGACTTTTCGAGTGCGATGCAACACGCATACGACCACGCAAAGAAAAAACATGGTATTACTATTAAACCTAGTGAAATTGACGACAAAGTTGCGTCTGGTCCTCGTAAGCCAAGCAATGGTAAGACAAACACCTATCGCCTAAAAGGTGATAAGGGTGCTATTCAAGTACAGGTATATAACACTGGTAACAAGTACGAATTGAATATGTATAAAGAATCTATTGATGAAGGTAGAGCCTTAGATGCGTTACGTAAAGACATGAGCAAGCGTACTGCAAGCAATCAAAGTGATCATGCCGCAAACAAAGCACGTGCCACTAAAAATCAAAAAGACTTAGAAGATTTTCGTAAAAAGAACTCTAAGGTATTAAATAAGAAGAATAACGAAGCTACGACCCCTCAAGAAGAAGGTGTAGAACATACTAAAGACCCAAAGAGTCATGTCAAACTTAATAAAGAAACTGGTAAATATTGCGTTTATGATATGAAAGATAAGAAGGTTGCAGAGTTTGATATGAAGGACGAAGCAGAAGCATATGCAGTAAAGAACCACGATGCATTGATGAATGAAGGTGTAGAAGTAGTACAAGAACTCACTGCCGCCGAAAAGAAGCTTGTCAATACAATGTATGACAAGAAGGGCAATCTCACCCCTATTGGCAAAAAGGTTATGAACCATGGCAAGACGAAGGGCGACAATGGATTTGTTGAGTCTGTAGAACTTGAAGAAGCTCTTTCACCACAACAAATTTCCAAAATGAAAAAGCAATATGCAAATACTGGTGATCGTATTTCTGTTGAAGCTTCAATGAAAATGAGTGCTATGGTCAAGAAGTTTGGTGATGAAGAACTTGTACAACTAGCTAAAGCTGATATTAAGTGGATTTCTACATCTGCAATTACTGCGCTTATCATTAAAGGTAAGGCAAAAATGCTTGACGAGTCTTTTGATATTGACGCCGCCGTTACTGCTTTAGCTGAAGCTGGACTATGGGATAACATCCATAATAAGCGTAAGCGTATTAAAAAAGGTTCAGGCGAAAAGATGCGTAAACCTGGTTCAAAAGGTGCGCCAAGCAATCAAGATTTTAAAGACGCATCTGAGGATGCAGATATTGATGAAATTAAAATTCCAGACTTAGCTAAGGTTATTAGAGGTACTGGTCTTAAAACGTTTAAAAATAAACATTACAACGTTAAGAAAACAAAGACTGACCTTGCTGGTCTAAAAGCTAGATTAGCGAAAATGGGATAATGAAAAGCTTTAAACGATTCCTAGAACATCCTAATTGTGGCACACCAGATTGTTGCCAGAATTGTACAGAACCAGTAGAGGAAGCTCGTGGAGAAGATTCCAAGGGGCACAAGATAGCAACCAAAGATGGTGCTGGCATGACTGCTAAAGGTGTCGCCGCCTATAGACGTAAGAACCCAGGAAGTAAACTCAAAACAGCCGTTACAGGCAAAGTTAAAGCAGGCAGTAAAGATGCTGGACGCCGTAAATCATTCTGTGCTCGTATGAGTGGAATGAAAGGTCCTATGAAAGACGAGAAGGGTAGACCAACTCGTAAGGCAATGTCGCTTAGAAGGTGGAAGTGTTAAATGGAAACGTTTAAAATACACCTGTTGATAATTAATATATATATAAATGATAATAGGAAGTAATGCATATGCCTCAAGACGCAAAAAGATTGGATAGGATCGAAGAAAAAATCGATACCTTGTCTGCTGCAATGATTGCTTTCGCACGTGCAGAAGAAAAATTGATAAACCTTGAGCAAAGGCATGTTGCTCAGTATGAGAGAATGAACAAATTCTCAGAGAAACTAGATAAAATAGATGCTCAAATGACTACCAATGCTTTAACAATATCAACAATAAACAAACTTTTCTGGATAGTAACAGTAGCCGTAGTATCGGCACTTGTAGCTAACTTCTGGATGTAGGGAGACCACAATGGATACCGAAGACATTAAAAACATGACAACTGCCTACTTGCAAGTATTGGCAGAAGCTAAGAAGAAAAAAGATGGTATGCACAAAATGCCAGACGGATCAATGATGAAAGACGATGATCCGAGTATGAAAGAAAAAAAGAAACTTGACCCAGTTGATAAGAACGCTTTAAAAGGCGACCATGACGATCGTGAAGATAGTGACATCGACAATGATGGTGATACAGATGCGTCAGACGAATATCTACATAATCGCCGTAAGACTATTAAAAAGTCTATGAAGAACGATTCAAAAGACGAAAGCTATGGTAACGTTACACCTAAAATGGCTAAAGGCGTTATGATGGGTAAAGGTAGTAATTTGCCTAAGATTAATAAAGGTGTTAAAATGGGTAAGCCAATAGCAGGTAAATCTGAGACATATAAAGCTCAACCTAAAAGTCAAGTATCATTAGCACCAAATAATCCTTTAGATAAGATGAAGCCTAAAAAAGAAATGATGAAGTTAAAGGCTATGAAAAATTTGTATATGAATAAAAAAGAGTCTGCTGATCGTAAAGCTTTAAGGAATGAAGAAGTAGAAGACCTACAGGAGTTAGGTATTGACACACTCAGAAACTACGTTAAGAAAAAAGTCGGTAGAAATGCTCGTGCTAGTGAACTTTTAAAAGCTTACTACGCCGTTGCCAAAGCAGATGGATTTAAAAAACTTAGTAAAGCCGACGAAGAAGCAGTGGTGCAGTTGATTAAAGACCAAGAAGCTAAAGTAAAGAAAGCTGAAAAGAGTATCAATCGTATCCAATTAGCTAAATTAAAAGCTACGGCAAAGGCTGATAATATGGGTATTGATATGATTTTTAGTAAAGATGGCAAAGCAATGAGTAAATCAAAGATGAGCATGGATCCAACAAGATTTATAGAAGAAGTTCAAGTAGCAGAAAATCGTTGGCCTATATATAATAAGATAATGGAAAATCGTGCTATGCAAACTAAAGGTGCTACAGAACCAGAAGGAA